CTTCTCGTGCAGGCCCGACTTCACCATCCGGGCCGCGTACTTCGCCACCGGCACGGCCACCGCGTCCCCGCTCGCAGCGCCCTCGGCGTAGGCCTTGCCGCCGTCCCCAAGCACCTCGGCCGCGAGGTCGGCTGGGCGCACGCCCTCGGCTTCGGCTACGCGGTCGAAGGCCACGCGGTCGACGTACACGGTCGACACGTCGCCCTTGTCGTCGTCGCGGCCCTCCTGGTGCAGTTCTGCGAGCACCCGCTCGATCTCCGCCGAAGGCAACTTCGAGGCCTCCACCGACGCGGCGAGCTGCTCGAACCGGGCCTGGTCCTCCCGCGCGACAGCCATGCGTCCGAGGTCCCGGTGGAACTCGCGGATCGGGTGGTGCGCCCCGACGATCACCATCGCCAGCGCGACGTCCTTCGCGGCCTCCCATCCGGCGCTGACCGGGGCCATCGGATCGACCTCGAGCCCGGCGCCGCCCTTCCCTGCCTCCACCGCGGCCTGATTCGCCGCAGCCTGCCCGGCCATGAGCCCGACGCCCGCGAGCCACGACTTGCCCCAGGACTTGCCGCCGGCGGCGAGGGCCTGCCCGAGGGTGCGGTCAGCCACCACCTTGGCCACGCTCTGCGCCGTGTACCTCTCGAGCGCCTTGCGGACGAACGGCAGGTTGCCGAAGGCGGCGGGGAACAGGCCTCCCGACACGAGCGAGGTGGCGAAGCTGGCGCCCACGGCGAGCTCGAAGGCGTCGGCCTCGTCGATGTGCTGGATGTCGATCGAGTCGCCAGCGCCCGGCGACGTCTCGGGCATCGTCTCCCGGCCAGAGGCCAGGATCTGCCGATACAGCGGACCGACGTTGTTAAGGAAGTCGATCGTCGAGCCCGCGCCGAACGCGCCAGCGAAGCCGCCCGCGAGACCACCGGCTGGACCCGCGACGGCGGTGCCCACTGCGGCGCCAGCGAGCCCCGCTCCAGCACGCGCGAGCGTCTGCCCGAGCACGTAAGGGACGAAGCCGGCCGCCTTGTAGAGGGAGCGCTCCACCTCGTTCGCGGCGCCGAAGTCCGTCTCCCCTTCCGCCTGCCGTTGCTCGAGTGTGGCGAGGTCCTCGTCGTCGGCGGCGCCCAGCGCCTGCTTGAGCCCGAGGCGGGCGGTGTCGAACGCCTGCACCTCGTGGGCGACCGAGCGGAGGACGCCGGGGGCCGTCCAGCGTACCCGCCCGCCGTAGCCGACCGAGAAGCGTCCCGTGACGAGCCTCTCCCAGACGGCTGCGTTCGCCATCTCGTCCTTGAGCATCGCGCCCTTGACCGGACTCTCGAACTGCTTGGCGAGGCCAGGGTGCGCCGCCAGTGTGTCCGCGAGCGTGCGCCGCTCATCGTCGGCCTGGATGGCGTCGAGGTGCTCGGCCGTCCAGGTTGGGTCGAGCCCCCGGGCCCGGGCATGCGCCCACGCCAGCCCCGCCCGCTTCGGGTCCACGCCGGGCGTGTTGGCCTTCCAGGCGAGGAAGGACGGCGTGTCGTCTCCGGAAGCCTGCGCCATCTCGGGCATTTCGGCTTCCAGGGGGGGAATGAGGGCGTCGGGAGGGGGGAGAACCTGCGAATCCCCGCCATTGACTCCCCCGTCCCCCTGTCCGGTAGGCTCCGGCGGGGGCACGTTCGCCCACGGGTCCGCCGGCGGCGGAACGGTTGCCCAGTCGGTCATGGCGCCCCCACGGGAACCCAGGCCTTGCCGTTCCACTCGCGCGTCTCGCCGTTCAACGTCTTCGTCGGGCGCGCCACCGGCCGAGGCGCCTGGAAGCGCGGCACGCGGTCGTCGCGGATGATGCCGGTGTTGGGCACCACCACCTCGGCCACCCAGTCGGCCACCAGCTTGCGCAGCTCGTCGCGCGGCATCGGCGCGCCCTTGTGCCGGATGGCGTAGTCCGTGATCTCGGGCTGCAGCGCCTTCTGCAGGTCAGCCACCTTCTTCTGCTTCTCGGGTGACATCGCCGACACGCGCCCGGGCCCGAGTTGCAGCGCCCGGCGAGCCTCGTCGGCGATCACGTTCTCGTCCGGCACGCGCCCGACGTTCTTCTGGATGAGCAGGTAGCGGTCCTGCACGCCCTTGAACTGGGTGGCCGTCATCTGGCCCATGCCGAACGCCGCCTTGAACTCCTCGGGCTTCATCCGCGCGACCGTCTCGTAGTCGTCGGTGATCAGGGAGTTGGCCGTCACCCACGCCTCGGTCTGGTCCTTGCGCCGCTGCGCCACTTCCTCGCGCGTGGCGATCCCCTGCTCGATCCGCGCGTCGATCACGCTCCGGCGCTTGAACTTGTCGGCCTGCGCCAGGTCGAGCCGCTCGAGCTTGGTCCGCTCCTGGTCGGGCACGAGGTTCCAGTCGAAGCGGCCCGTGGCCGTCTGGCCGAGGTCGAACACCTTGGCCGCCGCCTCGCCGGCGCGGTCCTTCCAGTCCCGTTGAGCAAGCGCGGCGCGGTGCTCGAGGCGCGCGCGGAAGGCGTCGCGCAGGGGCCCGGGATCGATCGCGTCCACGGCCTTCTGCACGAGCGCGTTGTCGACCTCCCCACTGCGCTTGAGCACGGTCGGCAGCGCCGCTTGCGCCCGAGCCTCGGCCTGCTTGTCGATGCCGATGCGGTCGATCTCGGGCTTGTGCGGGGCGAGGAACGGGTGCGCGGCGATCAGCGCGTTCGCGCCCTCGGTGTCGCTGCGCGCCTTCAGCGTGCGCAGGGCGGCCTCCGCGGCGTCCCGCTGGAAGTCCTCCTGCACCGTCGCCACGTCCTTGCCGGTGTTGCGGGCCAGCATAGCGAGCGGCCCAAGCATGGCCGTGAACTCGCTCTTGAGCGCACCCGGATCGGCGCTCACGTTGTCGAGTGCGCTCTTGTAGGCCCCCTGTGCGCTGCTCACGACCGCCGAACGGAGCCCGTCGGAGGCGTGCCGCTCCACCAGGAGCTGCGCCTGCTCCAGACGCGACTGGATGCGCGCCTTGAACGCCGCGGCCTGGTCGCCAGTGAGCCCCTTGCCGGCCTCGTCGATGGCGTCCTGCAGGCCCTTGTGTGTCGCCTCGCGAGCGGCGAAGGCGTCGCGGCCCGTCAGCGCGAGGTAGCCCTTCTCGGGGTCGTGCAGCAGGGGGCGGAACTTGTTGGCGACCGCGGTCTCGGCGTCGAGAACGGCGCTCGCGTCGGCCCTGCCCTTCGCCTGCACCACGTACTGGCTCGTCACGTCGGCGGCGTCCTGAATCGCCCGGCCGAACCCCGCGCCGAACGCCAGAGGGACAGCGCCCTCGGCGTTGACGTAGGGGGTCCCGACCGGCCGCGGCGTGACCGAGGGCGTGAGGACAGGGATCTTCACGGGCTAGGCCCCCATCTGGCGGACGGTCGGGAGGAACTGCGCGGCGCCGCGGGTGACGCCCGCGAGGAGCGAGAGGGGCAGAGCCTGGCGCGCGGCCTGCCGCTTGAGATCGGCGGTCTTGTGCAGGTTAGCCTTCTGCACGGAGTAGCCGTAGGCCTCGCTGGCGGCGTCGTTCTGCGCCATCAGCGCGTCGAGGTCGCCCGACATGTGGGTCTGGCCGATGTTGTCAGCCAGGGTCCCGCTGGTCGTGTCGAGGCCGCTCGCAGCGAGCCGCGCCGTCTGCTCGCCCGCCACCTGCCCGGCGGCCAGCTTGTGCCGCACGGCGGCGTAGTCGCCCCGGCGGGCGGCGTCCGAGGCGGCACGACCGGCGATGATCGCGTTCGCGTCGTCGGCCTCCGCTTGGGCGTTGAGCGCCTTCTCCTGCGCGTTGCCCTCGATCGCCGACCCGATGACCTGCGCGGCCGCCAGCGCGACTCCGACCTCGACGCCCATGGGCTACCTCCACACCGCAGCGAACTCGCTGCCGTTCAGGGAGAGGCGCTCGCGCACCTTGAAGCCGAGCCGGTCGGCCCAGCGCATCGCCGCGTCGTACTTGGCATCCACGAGGGCGAACATCGGCCCTCGGCGAGCCAGTCGGAGGACCGCGGCCTTGCTCTCGCGCCAGAAGGTCAGCGGCGCCCGGTCGACCACGGTCGAGGTCAGGCACCACACGCGGTCGGGCTCGCCCTCGGGGCCCTTGCTGACGCCGTAGATGGCCGCCAGTTCGCCGCCGAAGAGCACGGCCCACGCCTCCTCGCTCGCACGCAAGGACGCCTCGACCGCGGCCAGCGGCGTGAGGCCGATGCGGGCCACCTCCAGCGCGTCGGCCGGGCGCATCGTCGCCGCGAGCTGCTCGGCGTGGCCCGGAGCAACGGGCACCGTCTCGGCGTTCATGGCGTCCGCCAGCACTGCTGCTTGTACGTGTACAGGCGCAGGAGCGTTCGGAAGTGCGGCCACCGATAGCCGTTGCCACGCTTCCTCCGCGCAGAGCGGGCCACGAAACGCTCTAGTCTCAGCGCGCGTTCGTGCATCCGGTCGATGGTGGCGTTGAACGCGGCGTTCACGTCTTCCCCCCGAACTCCACCTCGCGCGTGACGCCCACCACGGTGAGGGGCAGCGGGTCCTTCTGCTTGAACACGATCCGCCCGCCCTTGTTCCACCCCGCCCGGATGCTCACGTCAACCGTCTGCGTAGCGAGCGGCACCGTCCCATAGCCGTCCGCCACGGTCCGCTGCTTCCATTCGAAGAGGTGGTCCTCGTCCTCGCCCACCCAGAGGCCCCGCGAGGCCACCACCTCGATGCTGGCACTTTTCACGCTCTTGACGACCGACCGCTCGCTGGCCACGTCAAGCAGCTCGCCCAGCGGCTCGTAGGGCAGACCGACGAAGGCGTAGTAGAGCGGCGACTCCAGCGTGATGGCGCCCGAGGTCACCGTGTAGGGCCCGGACACGACGCCGTCCTCGCCGTAGACCTTCACGCTCTTGCCCTCGAGGTGCGTCAGGCCCGTCAGCGTCGTCAGGCCGAAGTACCAGTCGGTGGTGGCGATGCCCTGGTAGGCCGCTGGGATGGCCGTATCGAGCACCACCGTCACGACCGTGGTCGACGTGTAACCGGTGATCGTGGCGCGGCACTCAGTGGAGCCGCCCGGGTCAATCACGATCTGCTTGCCGACGTCCCCCGCCGCGAACACCGCGGAGCCGGCCGTGCAGGTGATGTCCGCCTCCTCGGCCGCCCACGTCGTCCCGCCCGTGAGGGTGACGGTCATGGTGCCGGGGTAGCCGTTCACCATCAGCCACGAGTCGAGGAAGATCGGCGGGTAGACGCTCAGCACCGAGGCGGTCGTCTCGTACTGCATCCGCGACGTGAGCCGCTCGATGTACCTCTTCGTCGAGCCGTTGATCGTGCGGCGCACGACCATGTACGTCTCGTCCTCGGAACTTCCGGGGATGGTCGCCAGCGACTCGACGATCCCGCCCACGTCGTGCCGGTGCCACGCTCGCGCGCCGGTCGCCACGTCGTAGGTCAGGCCGAGCAGGCACCCGGAGTGCGGAGCCCCGTATGCCGACTCGTCCATGGCGAACCACGCGATCGAGTACGGCACCGAGGAGAAGGATGCCGCGCCCACGGCGATGTCTCCAGCAAAGAGGTGCGAGGCGTAGGCCGACAGGCTGCCGCCCTGGTAGGCGTCGGCCTGCAGGTCGTAGAACAGGTCCCGCACCGAGTAGCCGCGCTCGACCACGTACAGCACGCGCCCGTCCGCCACGATCACGGGCGTCTTGAGGGAGCCGTTGTGGCTGTTGGTGCGTGGCTGCAGATTCGAGTTGGAGATCGGGTTGCCGCGCCCCGAGAAATCCACCTCGGCGGACTGCCCCAGGACGAGCAGGGTCCGCAGCGGGACCAGATGCCGCGGCTCGTTGCGCTGGGCGCTGATGACCGCGAACTCCATCGCGTCCGACTCCACCCCGAGCGGACTCACGTCGAAGTTGTCGATGTCGTCGGACTTCGTGGCGAAGATCGCCTGCGGCCTGTACTTCGTCCGCGCGAAGACGCGCCGCTGCTCGAAGAAGCACACCAACTCGGGGTAGTCCGCCGTGGTCCCGCCCGCCGAACTCGCGTAGACGAACGGGTCGGTGCTGAGCGGAGGCGGGCGCGAGAAGTCGGGCGCGAAGCCCTCGTCCTTGAACGTGCGCGTCCCGGCCACCGTCTCCCCGATGTAGCCGAACACGCCGTTGAGGCCCTTGAACACCTCGTAGCCCACGATCTTGTACGCGCTCGGCCCGCCGCTCTCCGTGGTCCATGAGAGGACCACGGGCCTGTCCGAGTAGACCGGCTCACCGTCGGCACTGGCACCAGTGGCGACGGCGCTCGGAGCCGTCCTCTTCTTCTGGCCGTAGGCGTCGCGGAAGACCTGCACGACCTTCCACTCCCACTTCTTCGGCGGGTGGTTCGAGTCGATCGCGGGCGCCCACTGGCTTGTGCTCGTGGCCGGCGCGCAGCCGACGTTGTTGTCGGCGATGCTGATGAACTTGATCGTGTACGTGGGCGGGCCCGAGACGGCCACGGTGACGTAGTCGCCGCGCTTGTATGTGGTGCCCGAGTTGTACGAGGCCCCCGCGCTGTCGAACGTGGGCGCCGTCGGCGCGCCGATGAAGTTGGCCGTGGGCGCGAACGAGAGCGTCGAGAAGGTCCACGTCGAGGCCCCGCCGCGCCGGAGCTCGCGCGGCTGGTAGGCGCCCGAGCCGTCCGCCTTCTTGCACGTGAACGTCATCACGTCGCCGTACTGGGCCCACCGCAGGTTGCCGAGATCGGCCTTGGCGAAGGGGCTCACCACCTCGGTGACGTAGGCGTCGGCAGTGTACACGCGCATGAAGAGGTCGTCGAACTCGAGGATCGAGCTCGACCCTGCCCCGTAGACGAACGGCACCAAGTACGTCCGGTCGGCATGCGTCTTGACCGCGGCGATATACTTGGTCCCCGGGCGGTTCATCAGCGCCCCTGTGGGCGTGACGATGAAGTCGCGGCAGCGCGCCAGGGCCTCGCTGTAGCCGGGGATGTCCGAACGCCCCTGCAGCGACGGAGCGATCTCGCCGCGCGCGAACGAGCTCTGGCGGACGCTCTGGCTCATCCGCGCACCCGCAGGTATTTCGAAGGCGCCGGCTGGTCCTGCTGCTCGCTGTTCTTGGCGTGCGCGATGGCGTCGAGCAGCGCCACCTGCGCCCGCCTTTCCAGACGGTCCGTCAGGGCGTGGTCCTTCTTCACCTGCGACGCGATCTCGAAGGCGATCCGCAGCGCCAGGGCGTTGACGAACGACGGCGGGAACAGGTTCACGTCCGTGACCTGGCGCGTGTACCGCATCACCACCGGCAGCGCGTCCGAGGCCTCGAGGTCCGTGAAGAGCACCGTCTGCTCAGTCACGTCGTCGCTGGAGTAGTTCTCGATCGCATGCGGCACCTGCCAGTCCTTGGACGGCGCCCGCATCCCCGGCCAGAGCCCGCGCAGCTTCAGGTAGTCGGACGGAAGCGCGTAGCAGTAGAGCCAGTCGTTGCGCTCGAACTCCGTCAGGTCCGCCACCTCGAAGAGCAACTGCAGCGCCGCCTGCTTGGTGGCCCACGGCCAGTCGTGCGCCGCGAGCAGCTCGTCACGCAGCGCCTCGTACACCTCTGCGCAGGCCATGCCTTCGGCGCTGGTGTCGTCCGCGAGTTCGCCGTCGATCTGCCCGGCGAGCTGGCAGTGGCCGATCGCGCGGTTGCAGATCGCGGCCGCGCTCGAGGTAGACGAGGGCATCGGCTACCAGCCCAGCGCCAGGTACTGGTAGACCTTGGCCGTGACCGCCGAGAGCGCGGCACCGGCGTCGATGCGGTTCGGGCGGACCTTCTGCTTGACCGTGATGGTCGAGGTCGCGGCGACCGCGTCGATCACCGTCACCGAGCCCGACATCCCGTCCGCGGCCACGCTCACCGTGAAGCCGGTGGTCAGCGCGAGGTCGGCCACTGCTCCGCTGGCCGTGACCTTCGTCGAGACGCTGATGTCTCCGGCGCTCGGGATCGGGAACCGCAGCGCGATGACCTGGTTGGCCGAGGCGGCGCCCACCACGGTGACCTCGCGGTCCTCGGGCGCTGCCCTGCCGATCGCGAGCAGCTTGGCGAGCGCCTCGCCCTTCGTGGACGTCGTGTCGAACTGCATGGTGCCTCCGGGGTGCTAGGTGTCTGCGGCGCGGCCACGCGGCTTGGCGGGCTGCCGCTGGGTCGGGTTGCCGAGGAAGTCGCTCTTCTGGCGGTCGTCGGGGTGCTGCGGCTGCGCCGCGGCAGGCTCGGCGGCGGACTCGCGCTCGGCCAGCTTGGCGGTGAGGTCGGCGTTCTCGAGCTTGAGAAGACGGGCGCGCAGCTCGTCGTTCTCGCGGGCGAGGCGGTCGTTCTCGGCGCGGGACTTCTCGTTGGCGAGGCGCAGGTCCGTCGGCGTCTTCGCGCGCTCGGCCTCGAGCTGCGCCTTCTTCGCCTTGACCGCAGCCATCGTTGCCGGGTCCTGCGGCAGGAGGCCCTTCGAGACGACCACCTTCTTGCTCTGGATGATCTCGCCGGGCGCGTAGAGGCGGTTGTTGCGGTAGATGCCCTGCGGGCCGACCTTGTAGACGTAGGTCGGCAGATCGGGAGTGGCTTCGGACATGGTGACCCTCTTTCGTGGGGTGTTGGAACGAAGAGGGCGGCGCCCCCGTTGTCGAGAGCGCCGCCCAGATGAACTGCGGATGCGTCAGCTGCTAGGTCTGGTCGACCCAGCGGCCGGCGACGTTGGTCGGCAGCGCGGCGACGAGGCGCGCGAAGCACTTGCCGGCCGTCGTGGTGTTGCCGGCGATGGTGTAGTTCAGGCTGAGGTAGCGCCGGTTCATGTTCGGGACGCGGAACGCGATCATCTTCCCGAGCGTGAGGTTGGCCTCGGGGATCGCCTTCGTCTGGTCGAGGATCTCGACGTTGCCCGTGCCCGCGGCCGCGTCGCACTGCACCACCTTGAACGCGATCGTGGACGTGGTGCCCACGACGGCCTCGGTGATGGTGATGAGGATCCACATCGGGTTCGCCGCCCCGAAGTCGTTCAGGTGCGGCCCGCCGCGCTTGGTCACGCCGGCGCCGCTGGCGTAGACCCCGGTCGAGTCGGCGTGACCCTTCCAGGTGTCGATGGTCTTGATGGCGATGATCGTCGACACGACGCCCGTGAGGCTCGTGTCGGCGGTCTCGGTGATGACGAGCGTCTGATCGGTCTGGTTGCCCATTTGGCTGTTCTCGTTTCTTGTGAGGGTTGGGAGGGGGGCGGCGACTACGTGCCCTCGCCCTCGGTGGCGAGCATCTTGTCGCAGGTCAGGATCGGGTAGCCGAACGCGGAGACGCACGGCGCGCCCTCGAACTGCTCGATGCGGAGGGTCGAGTTCGTGACGCCGCTGCGGGCCTGGTGGTCGAGCTTGTTCGCGATCTCGGGCGGAGCCACGAACACCCAGCGGGCGCTGGAGTCGGCCACGCGGCACTTGTGCCGGAGGTCGATCAGCGCGTCGATGATGTTGGTGCCCGTGTTCGAGAGCGCCGACACGTCGATGTTCATCGCGCGGGCCACGTACTCGTAGTCCTCGACCGCGAGGCCGTAGTTCCACTTCCACCAGTCGACGTAGGCCGGGAACGAGTTCGTCCCGTCCGTGCCGCCGTCGGGCTGCAGGCCGTAGTCCTTGTGCTCGAGGAAGTTCGGCATGCCGCCGGGGTAGATCGCGTGCACCCCGTGCGGAGCGAACCCGATGAGCAGGATCGACGCCTGGTCCGAGCCCGACGCCGCGGAGCCGTCCACGTCGATGATCTGCCCGCCGCCGGGCGCGAGGGCCTGCGCGTCGCTCACGTCGAACGTCGCGCTGCCGCCGAGCCGCGGGATGATGCCGTCGATGCCGTCCGGGTCGGTGCCGACCGAGCCGTAGATGATGTCCGACTCGAACTTCTGGTGCATGGCCATCGTGTGGCCCGTCACCTGGTTCATGCGGAACGTCGGCCCGTTGAGCGCCACGAGGTCCTCGTCGACGGTGCCCTTGTCGGCGAGCTGCGTGGTGACCTCGTCCACCTGCTGCGTGTTCATCACGGTGGACGCGACGCCCTGGTTGACCCGGCGACGAACCGGGGCGGGCAGCGCGTTCTGGCGGCTGATGCGGTGGTAGAGGCCGGAGTTCGCCTCGATCCACGTCACGTACTGGGAGAGGGGGATGCGCGCGCGCATCGACTCGATGAGCTTGAGCGCACCCCCGTTCGGCGCCTTCTCGCGGAGGGCGTCGTGGAGGGTGGGGTTGGTGATGCTGTTCGCCGTCGTCGGCATAGGTCTCCAATGCCCGCGGCGCTAGGCGCCGGGGTTGGTGAGGGGTTTGGGTGTGTGCGGTGGGCTAGCGGCGCTGGAACATCTGGGCGCTGCTGGGATGCGTGAAGACCTGCTTCATGGCGGCCTCCGGGGAGTTGTCAACGGGAGCCGTGGGCTTGCCGCCCCGGTTCGCGTTGTCCTCCGCGAGCGCCGCGCCGAGCTGCTTCAGGTGGTTCATGATCAGCGGGTGCGTCCCGAGGCCGAGCTCAGCGAAGAGCCCGGTCAGCTTCTTCTCGGGGTCGAACTTGGCGAGCGCCTTCTGCGCGAGGTCGTTGTTCTTCGCGAAGTCGACGCCCCACTCCTTCTTGACCGCCTCCTCGTTCGACTTCACGTAGGAGTCGAAGGCCTGCTTCTCGGCCTCCTTCGCGGCCGTCATGCGCTTCAGGTCGAAGTCGACGAACTTCTGGAGGAACTCGGGCTTGATGCCCGCCTCCTTGGCCGTCTCCTTCAGCCACGTGATCGACTGCTCGTCCGGCTTGAAGCCCTCGGGGAACGTGAGCGCCACATCCGCCGGCGCGGTGGCCGCGGCGGGAGCCGGGGTCTGCGCGGGCGGGGTGGAGTCAGTGCCCGGAGGGGTGGTGCTGGCCGCGGCGGAGGCCGCGGGCGGAGTGGTCGCCGCAGCAGCGTCTGCCGCGGGCGGAGGGGTTGCGTCAGGCATTGGGTGGCTTCTCCTTGGGCTTCGGTGGGGCGAGGTTCTCGAGCAGCACGAGGCGGAAGGCGTCTGGCGCGAGGACACGGGCTTCGGCGAAGCGGTCGACGGCCACCGAGCGGCGGCCCTCGTTGAACCAGGTCCTGCGCTCGTCCGAGTGACCGGCGGCGTCGTTCACGGTCGAGAGCCCGTGCAGGCCCAAGGCCTCGAGCTCCTGCCACCACAGCCGGCGGCCCTGCTCGCTCGACAGGAGGAACTTCAGGTCGTCGCTCCGGGTGCTCATGCGACCGCCTGCGGGTTCGCGCCCAGGACGCGCCCGAGCACGTTGTCAGGACTCAGCGGCGCCGCGGCGAGGTCCTTGATGCCGCCCGTGACCGTCTTCGCCGCCTCTGCGGCCTTGGCCTCTGCCTGCGCCTGGGCGCGTGCAGCGCGGTCCTTCTGGAGCTGCTCCTCGTCGACCAGCATGTCGGGCTTGGTGCCCAGGACGCGCGCGGCCTCGTCGATCATCTTGTCCACGTTGAGCTTCTCGAGCCCGTCCGGCCGGCCTGCCTGCGCCAGCGCCGCAACGAACTGCGCGAGCTCGCGGAGGCCGCCGAGCGCCACGGCCTGCTGGGCGGTGTGCAGCATCGAGACGTAGGTGACCCGGATCTCCTGGCCCTGCAGGTCCTCGGGCCACTCAAGGTCTGAGAACGCGCCCGCGCGCAGCATGATCCCGAGCTGGCGCTCGGTCATCGGGTCGAGCAGCTCGTCGTTGAGCCGCGTGAGCAGCGGCGCGAGCTGGATCAGCTGCTCGGCCACCAGCGCCCGGATCTCCTCCGCCGTCTTGCGCCCGCCACCCTGCGTGGCGTCGCTCAGGAGCTGCCAGAGCGCGGCCATCATGGTCATGCGGATGCGACCGACGATCTCGGCCTTGGACTCTCCGATCGCCGGGATCGCGTTCGCGTTCGGCGTGTAGATCGGCTTGACCTCGAACTGCGCCTGCGAGGGCGGGACGTGGAACCTGCCCCCCGGCACCATCCGCTCGTCACTCAGTCCCTGCGGGACAGCGAGGGCGGGGTCGGCCAGGTGCTCGACCACCAGCGCCTGCGCCGCCTCGTACGCCTGCAGCGCCTTCACGTCCCCGAGCGCCTCCATGCCCGGACACCCGGTGCCGTACGTGTCGTCTGCCAGCACGCTCCAGCGGACCGCGAAGAACGGACGCTCGTGGTAGCCGCCCTCGTGCAGGAGGCCATCCGCGGTGGTGTCGTCGCCCTTGCCGCTCGTGCGCTCGAACCAGCAGGAGCGCCACGCGAAGGCTGCTTGCGGGTCGAGCGGCCTGTCGGCGCTGTAGGTCTCGTTCTCCTCGATGACATGGACGACCTCGACGCGGTCGTCCTTGCGGCCAGACTTCCACATGTTCTGGACGCGCTGAGAGCACTTCGCGAGGCCGAACTTCTCGACGAGCTGAGCCACCGTGTACGCGAGCAGGCGGTAGAGCGTGTCCGGCACGCCGCGCGGCCCGCAGGCGAGGTAGTAGGTCCCGATCGCCTGGTGGTAGAAGCGGAAGAGATCGTCCTGGTCCTCGTCGCAGAAGACGCAGCCAGTGCCGAACGCCAGGAGGTCGGCGTAGAGCGCCGCGAGGATCTGGTAGGCGTTGCTCTTCGACGTCGCCAGCTCGAGCCGGCTCTCCATCGTGTGCAGCGTGGCGCGGGCCGCAGCGCTCTCCTGTGCGTCCGGGTCCGGCAGGCCGAGGCGGCGCCAGGGACGCGACGGCGAGGTGAGGCCCGACACCATGCCCGCCACAGCCGTGCGCAGCGAGAGGCCCGCGGCGTTGTTCACGATGGCGCGGTGCTTCTTGTCGCCGCCCTGCGCCGTGTCGGAGATCACCTGGAAGCGGGCGCGGGGCAGGATCTGCAGCGCGATCTCGCGCCAGTGCGAGACGAAGCTGGCGGCCTCCTGCTCGAGCGCGCTCAGACGCTTGGCGTAGACCTGCCGCCGGGACTCGCGCCCCGGAGCGTCTGCGACGTCGGTGAGCATCTAGAAGCCTCCGAACAGCCCGGCCATGCCGCGCCCGCCGCTGATGCCCGCCTTGCGGGAGAGCAGCCGCTGCTTGACCTGCTTGGTGAACACGTCGAGCGGGTCGACCTCGGCGAGCGGCGAGGGGGGACGGCGGGCGATCTCGAATGCCGTGGTGGCGCTGATCTCGCTCGCCGTGTCGCGCTGCGCGACCTTCGTGCCCGTGCCGTTGATGGTGGCCGGATCACCCAGGCGCGCACGCTCGTCGAGCATCTGCTGGTCCGTCTTGGGCGCACCAGGGGCAGGCGGCGCCGAGAAGCCCAGCGGGACCGCTGTGCGCGGCTTGGCCGCCGCCGGATGCGCTCCCACCTAGTCCAGCCTCACGACGGCATCGCTGGCCAGGGCGCTGCGCTTGACCTTGTATTTCTCGCTCGCCTTGCGCAGCTGCCGGCGCGTGTCGTCGGGGTACATGTTCGACGCGATGAAGAGGCTGGCGCCCTGCCCCGGCCGCACCAGCATCACGACGATGCCGGTGCCAGCCATCCCCGCCTTGGCGAGGTCTTTGGACACGTCCTCGGCGTAGAGGCGCACCATGTTCTGCATCTTCTCGTCGGGGACGATGATCACGTCGTGCTCCTCTCCCACGGGGGGACGTAGGCCTGCGCCTTGCGGTGCCAGTTGTCCGGCAGGCCGTCTTTTCGTTTGACCTGCACCGGCTCCGCGAAGGTCAGCGCCAGCGCGTCTGCGAAGTCCGGGCTCTTGAGGCCGCGAGCCTTCATCTTCTTCTTCGACTCGATCTCCAGACACCCGCGCTTGTTCGCGTACGTGTACTGGCGCGCCGTGAGCTCGTGCGCGAGACGCTGGTCAACCGGAAGCGCCGCGTCCTTCATCCACGCGGCCATCTCCCACCACTGCTCGGCGCCCTTGTTCTCGATCTTCGGATTCGTCGCCTTGCCGCCGTTGTCGATGCCGATCGTCTGCTGGTAGCCGAGCTGGAGCAGGCGGGCCACGGTGCCGGTGCCGATCCCCGTCTTGTCGACGAAGATCGCCTCCGGCTTCCACTCGTCTGCCAACTTCGCCACGCGCCCGGCCAGCTCGACCGGGTCGACGTTCCGCATCTCCTTCATCGTGAAGCAGACCGGACCCTGGCGCCTGCAGATGACGCTGGAGTCGTCGCCTTCGTAGGCCACGTCCACACCGAGGATCTTCGGCGCCCACTCGTAGTCCCGAGGCCTCGGGTTGCGCTCCTGCGCCGCCAGGACCAACGGCAACTGGATCAGCGTGTTCGTGCTGGCCGCGTGGAAGTCGCAGTCCATCTCCTGCGCGAACTGCGCATCGCTCATCGAGCGCCGGGCGTCTTCGAGTTCTTCGGGACTGATGACGCCCGTCGCGCTGGCGCGCCTGAGATCCGCGTGCCAGGTCGGCTCCTTCAGGGCCGCGAAGTAGACCTCCGAGAACAGGTTCACGCCCTTCGGCGTGCCGATGAAGAGCGCCCAGCCACCCCGGACCCCGAGCGCCGGCCGGAGGATGGCGCCCCAGACCATCGGGTCCATGTCGGCAACCTCGTCGAGGACGACGCCGTCGAAGTGGATGCCTCGGAGGCTGTCCGGGTGGTTCGCGCCGAGGATGCGGATCGTCGCGCCGCTCGGCAGCGTGCAGGTGAGCTCGGCCTCGTTGTACGTGCACCCCGGAATGGGGCGAGTGAAGTCCTTCAGGTAGTCCCAGGCCACCACCTTGGCCTGCGAGAGGAAGGGGCCGATGTACGCGAACCGAGCCCCTGGCTTGGCCCGCAGGCCGGCCAGGAGCAGCTCGTAAATCGAGAACACCGTCTTGCCTGCGCCGCGATGCCAGACCAGCACCGAGAATCTCTTTCGCTTCTCGTGCGCGTCCCGCTGGTGCTCACGCGGAACGAAGGCCAGCGCCACGTCAGCCATCCGCCAGCGGACGAGCGTACGGGTCGATCACGCGAACCTCGCCCGAGTGCTCGACCTTCTCCGTGAACAGCTTCAGGTGCTTGCCGATGAGCTCCAGCGCCCGCAGTTTGTCGGCGTCCCTCTCGGCGCCGTCGGCGAGGTCCTCGAGCCGCTTGAGCACGTCGTCCGCCGTCAGCGCCACCCGCTTCAGCCTCTTCGCGTTCGCCTCGGCCACCGCCGCCTGCACGTGCGGCTTCTTGAGCAGGAGGTGCGCGCACACCTCGGCGCTGTGCCCCCTCCCTGCGTAGCCGGCGCGCTGGTAGGCCGCCGTGGCGTTCAGGTCGATGAGATACTCGGCGACGAATCGCTCCTGCTTTGGGGTGAGCTTGCCCGCTGCCATGGCTCACCTCTTCCCCGTGAACAGGCTGAACAGCAGCGGCCCCAACATCGACCCGAGCGTGGCCATGAGCAGCACGACGCCGCCGATGCGCGCACGCCAGAGTTCGAGTTCGCGGACGCGGCCCTCGAGGTGCGCGAACTCCGGCCGCCGGATCGCGTCCTGCGTCACCGGTTGCCCTCAGCCACGCAGGGCGGCATGCTGTGCGGCACGGGGGTGCCATGGGTCGACTTCTCGCTTGCGTGCTGTGCGTGGCCGTTTACGGCTGCGGGATGGGCATCCGGCCCGAGGGGGTGGACGCGGGCGATCCACCGGTATTCGACGCCGGCGACGCGGCGGAACCGGAAGACGGCGGGCCACTCGATGACGGTGGCCTGCTCGACGCGGGGCGGGACGCCGGGAGCGAACCGGACGCTGGCCCCGACGCCGGGCCCGTGGACCCGCTCTGCGCCCCCTGCGACGTCTGTGCCGGCCTCTGCGTCCACCCGAGCGTCGGGTGGCCCTACTGCGCCCGCAACTGCCTCGACGACCACAGCCCCTGCCCCGCTGGCTCCACATGCCAGACCACGCCCAGCGGCAGCGCCTGGTGCCTCCACGACCTGTCCCACGTCTGTCCGCCGCCCTGAGGTCATCGCGCGAGCCTCCGGGCAGACGGCGGGAACTGCTCCAGCACGAACTCGTGCAGCTCGCCCGGCGTCTCCGGGTGCGGCGCCAGCACCGTCACCGGCCGCGGCGAGAACGGCACGACCTTCGCCGGCCTGCGCCCCAGGCCCTGCCGCACCGGCTCTGCCGCAGGCAGCGCCACCGGGCGTGTCCGCTGCGCTCGCCGGGCCGCGTCCCACGCGCGAGCGAGGGCCGGGCTCATCGCAGCGGCTCCGTGGTCACCGTGCCGCACAGCCGGCACTCGAACACGGCTGCGTCGATGCTGGCGCCGTGGCACTGCTCGAGCTTGCCGAACCTTGGTTCCAGCATCGGCGGCTCCGTTCGGCAACGGTCACAGCGCCGCGCAGCAGGCAAGAGAGCGAGCAGGGCCGCGGTCACGCCGTCCTCGGCGTTCACGGGCGCGGCCAGAACGCCGTCAGGGCGTGGTACGCGAGGAGCAGCGCAGCCAGCATCAGCACGACCGTGAACGCCCACTCTGCCGCTCGGCGGAGGAGGAACACGGGGCACCTCGGGGTCTCGAAGCACGAAAGCCGCCCCGGTCGGGAGCGGCTTCAGAGGCAATTCGTTCAGCTTGCGCCTTTCGTAGCAGGTTCTCGCTGTGGTGGCAAACTTGGTAAATCCGGTTAATGCCGCTCGGCGGCCGGCTCCCCACGCATCTGCGCCCTCCACGCCTCGAACGTCGCTCGCAGGACGTGCCACCGCTCGCCCTTGCGGCGCTCGTAGGCGTAGCAGAGCTCGCCGCCCGGCACCGTGCCCTGCCGCACGAGCTTGATCGCCGTCTGCCGCGTGACCTCCAGCAGCTCCGCGACCTCGGGGATCGAGAGCCACTTCCGCTGGGCGTGGGGGGTGCGATTGCGAATCATCGGAGCCGCTCCAGGCCGATTCGCCACGACCAGCCAGTGATCATGGCCTCGTCGGTTTTCGTCGGCGGTCCCATGAGCAATTCACTCGCCACGAGTCGCATCGAGCGCAGCGCGTGGGGGCCCACGCCGTGTTTCCAGTCGCGCCAGACCTGCGCGATCGGACGGTCTCTGTTCGCCGCTCGCCACTCGGCCCAGGTCACGCCACCACCCCCCTCGCCCGCATTCGCACGCGCAGCACCCGCTCCGTCGCCCTGCACGTCCGGTGGAACTCCCACAGGCTCACCTCCGCCTCGTCGGCCAGCCGCTGCTGCATCCGGTCGCTCGCGTACCAGGCCACCAGCAGCCCCAGCCGGTCCCGCGTCACCAGCACGGCCCCGACCGGGTCGATCTCGCGGTCCCGCTCCACGAGGCACCGCGCCACCCGGGCGTACGTCGCCGCCACGACGTCAGCGCGCTCCTGGCTCTGCGGCGCGCCAGCAGACTCGAGGTCGATCGCCCTGCCCTCGCGACGGGAGCGGGCCTCCAGCCACCAGAGCAGCGCACCCTTCACGGTCGTGAATTGACGCGGCACGGCGTGCAGCTCGCGTTCGATGCGTGCGGACCACGGCTCATGGTTTCTCAGAGGCACGAGCAGCTCCGGCAGTCCGAGAGCAGCGAGTACACATGCTCGTAGGCCGTGTCGTAGGCCGCGCTGGACGACAGCGGTCCTGTCTGCCTGCGCCATCCCACAAGCCTTACCAACTCGGACTTGAGGCCACCCCTGCACTTTTCGCAAACGTCGCGATTGGCGCAGCCGATCCAGCGATGCGTTGCGCAGTAGGTCGGCGTGGACTTGTCGTCGCGCATCTGGCGTGCCCGCTCGGCCAGCACCTGCAACCGCGGCTCCAGCTTCACCAGCCTTGCCCAGGTCAACGCCATGAAGTCCTCCTTGGGTGCGTCCAGTGCGTCCACCACGTCCGGACGCGGGACGCGGCCAAAAGCGCTGGTCGGGGGGTGCGTCCGTTTACCCAGTCCGTAGGACTGGGGGTAAAACGGGACGCACTACCCCCGCCCTTTGTTGGGTGCGTCTGGACGCAGTCAGGACGCATCGGACGCACCCCCCGAAAGCACGTACCTGTCGTCCTCGTTTTTCTCGATCAGTCCGTCTGCATGCAGTGCGTCAATCGTGCGTCGGATGGCGGTGGCGTTGCCGGTGACATTCCGCTCCACCCAGCGCTTCGAGGCCCCCTGCTCGCCCGCCTTTTTGACAACAGAAAGCACGTCAGAAACCATTTGCGTTTCCTTGGTCGAACGACGTTCGGTAGTCCTATCGAGCACCTCCATTTCCACGGTCGCGGCAGGTCCCAGCATGGAGACGGTCATGCGGCGAGGCTGGGGGCGTTCGCCGCCGTCGCGCATCTTGAGGCAGTGGACATCGAAGCGGACGGCGTCTCGGTCGCACTCGCCGGGAGTCAGCGCGAGGACGGCGTCGACGCGGCCCGGCAGTTTGGAGTGGCCGCGCATGTGGCGCAGGGTCGGGACCTCGCCCTCCTTCCACGCCTCCTTGGTCATGTGGTGCAGCGCCAGGACGCCGCAGCGAGCCTCGCTCTTGAGCAGTTGCAGGGCGCGAGCGACCTGGCCCATCGCCTTCGAGTCGTTCTCGTCCACGTCCTCACAGAGGGCGGCGAGAGAGTCGAGGATCACGAGGTCGGCGCCCTTGCACTCCACGATGAGGCTGGCGAGGTCGACGCCCACCAGCAGCGAGCGCTGGGAGTTCCACGCGATGCCGATGCGATCGAGCAGCGCCTCGTCAGCGCCCACCGCGGCGAGAGCTCGCCGGAGCCGGAGTTGCAGCGCGGCGCCTGCACCCTCCTCCTCGCAGATCACCACGCGCTGGCCTGCGGCGGCTGCGGCAGCGGCGACACGAGCGCCAATCTCGAGCGCGAGGAACGTCTTGCCGGCGTTCGGCGCGGCCATAAGGACGGTGACGGACTCGGCCGGCACGAGGTCGAGGTAGAGGTAGCGGATGGGCGGGAACTGACGCGCCAGGAACTCGCGTGCCGTCTGCAGCCCCCACGGCCGCTCGGTGAGTGCCTGCTCTACATCGTCCGCCCCCGGCGTGCGCGTGTCGCTGTGCTCGCGCGAGAGCTCCGCAGGCCCGAGGTAGATCGAGTCCAGCCCCGCATCCGGTGGCGGCGGGCGCATGGCCCACGGCGCGTCTGCGTCGGTGTGCAGCGGCGGCTCTGGCGGTCTCACGCTGCCTCACTCCCGGGCTCCACTGCGAGCCACTCCCTATGCGCGTCCAGCACCCGCTGGCGGCGTGCGTGCTCTGCGTCGAGGCGGCGCTGCTCCGCGCGCATGTCGAGCACCTGCTGCACGCGCTCCGCGTACAGCGCGCGGCTGCCTGCGTCCCACGCCACCTGCTCCGCCTCGCTCCACGCCCGCAGCTCCCGCACAGCCGCGCGCGCCTGCGCCGCAGGGCACTCCGCAGCGTGCGCGTACTCGTCGCAGCCGGGCGTGCGGCACTCCGCCACGCGCTCCAGCGCGTCCGCGAGCGTCTCCAGCAGGTCGGCTGTGCGGCTGGGCGAGGGGGTCATGGGGCACCTCCGAACAGGCTTGCCTGCCCGCGCTTGTCGTTGAGGCACGCAGGGGAGAACCAGATCGCCTCCTCCGCCTTCGTCCCGCCGCCCGAGTACGTCAGTCGCTTGCGCTCCCACTCCACCATGCGCCACCCAGGTAGTTCGTAATCGCCGCGGTGGCCGCACAGCGCGATGCGCAGCGCCGGGTTGGCCCTGGCCCACGTCTCGCACTCGCGAGCGACAGGGACGTTGCCTGC